GTTAGATAGTTTACAAGGCCGCGCCCCTAGTCAGGTGTTTATGCCTGTCGTAAGTCTTCCGGAGCTGGAAGCATTGATTTATAACTGGACCTTCTTTGAAACTAATATTCATAGTAAGTCATATAGTCACATCATCCGTAATATCTACAATGTCCCTAAAGATGTGTTCAACACCATCCATGACACACAACAGATTATTGATATGGCTAGCTCAGTTGGTAATTACTATGAAGCATTACATGTCATTAACTGTAAAAAACAACTTGGTGAAGTTATCGTAGAAAAAGAACATATTAAAGCAATCTGGATGGCGCTTCACGCAAGTTATGCGCTTGAAGCATTCCGTTTCATGGTATCATTCGCAACATCACTTGCCATGGTAGAGAATCGTATCTTCATGGGTAATGGCAATATCATCAGCCTGATTCTACAAGATGAACTATTACACAAGGGCTGGACAGCTTATCTTATCAATCAAGTAGTTAAAGAGGATAGTCGTTTTGCTGCTATCAAAGCAGAATGCGAAGATGAAGTATACGCCTTGTATATGGATGTTATACGCGAAGAAAAGGGATGGGCTGATTACTTGTTTAAAATGGGACCTGTTATTGGTCTGAATGCTAATATTCTTAAAGACTTTGTTGACTTTACTGCTGTTGGTGCTCTGAAAGAAATTGGGATTAAGTATCAAAGTACTGCCCCGAAAACTACTCCTATTCCCTGGTTTAACAAACATGTCAATACTAGCAACAAGCAAACAGCATTACAAGAATCGGAAAGCACAAATTACGTAATAGGAATAATGTCCGAAAACATTGACTATGACGCACTTCCCGTGTTATAATAATTTAAGGAGAATAAAATGACAGCAGTTATCTGGAGTAAATATCATTGTCCCTATTGCGAACAAGCAAAAGCACTTTTAAAACAAAATGAAATTGTTTTTGAAGAGCGTAAAATAGGCGACGGATGGACAAGAGAAGATTTATTAGAAGCTATTCCTAACGCTAGGACAGTGCCTCAGATTTTAATAGATGGCACACTAATCGGTGGATTCACCGAACTTAAACAAAAACTAAACAAGGAACAACATGAATTTTAATATCGATACGGGCACAGTAATGACTTTTAAACTAAACAGCGGTGAGGAACTTATCGCTAAGGTAGTAGACGTCCAAGGTCAGTTTGTCAAAGTAACAGAACCTGTATCTATCGCGCCTAGTCCACAGGGTATGGGACTGGTTCCAAGTATGTTTACCGCAGAACCCAAGGATGACGCAGTGATAAATATTAATAGCGTTTCACTATATGCTTTGACTGAGGAATCAGTTAAGTTTAAATACATTGAAGCAACTACTGGAATTAAAATCCCAGAGAAGAAAATTATACTAGGTTAAAGAATGGCAGCACTGAGTAGAGTAGGAGATACAAATGAACCAGGCGGCGCTATAATGCGTGGCGCCAGTACTGTGTTTGCCAACGGCATCGCAGTAGGGTTACATAGTAGTCAGATTACTCCTCATGCTCCATGGGGAAAACCTCACCCGCCGCACGAAGCAGCAATGACAACTGATGGTAGTCCTACTGTATTCGCAGAAGGTGCACCAATACTCAGAGTAGGGTCAGGTAATACATGTGGTCATAGTATAGTCCAAGGCAGCCCGGATGTATTTGTACCATGAGTAATTCAGGAAAACAAAGCCCTCTAGGAGTAAACACACTGGGTTCACTATTACAAAATACTGGATTTAGAATAAACTCGGTTGCCGCCAGTTATATGGGGTCAAGTACGTCAGCATCTAACTATACTTTTGGTACTCTGTGTAGTAGCACTTGTCTAAATGTATTGACTACTTCTATTCGTAGAGCATTTACAGATGGGTCACTCGATACCACGACATATAACAATCTAATATCAATTGGTAGCGGATCAATACCGGCTCTTGGAAACTCTAAGGCACCAACATACACTTGGACTGGTGCTCCTACTTGGAACCCTTATCTTACTACTGAGATAACAAGTTATGGTTATGCTCGATTATTTGCGCTACAAGCGTATAATGAGTTTAACTATAATGGATCGTTGCCGGTATACAAAGATTTCTTGATGTCATTCATGGCTTCGTCTGGGTTTATTGACCAATCAAACTCTGCTATACTGACAGTTTTTAACTCAATTGATTTTGTTGCTGGTACCTACAGCAACATGAATGACTTGATTAGTGCTGATATAACTGGAGTAAGTTTATCAACTACAGTGTTTGGTCAAGATTTAGTAACTAGTGGCAAAGCAATTGATCTATCTACGATAGCTACTTTTGGTCTACCATCTAATCTATTATCAACTCTTAACACATATAATGCGATAACACCTTCACTGAGTCTGGCGTTGTTATCAAGTGGTATGTCGGTGTCTGAGATATCAGATATATTAGGCAAAGTAAGTACACCTAGCACATTACAGCAGCGTAATATTTACGGTGCGTTTATGATTATAGTAGGTCAAGACTTAACTGACATACTCATTCCATTGAACTGTAAAACATCTGGATTAGAGTCGTTAGCTGATTTGTTGAACCCTCAAAAACTATTCCCTAATAGCTATCCTTCTTTAACTGTACCTGTATATAACGCATCTGCTGGTCCTACTAATAGTAAGACATATTATCCTATATACGAAGGTGGCGGAGTTAGTTCGCGTATAGTTGGTTCATCAGTTACTGGAATAGGACAATAATATGGCTGGATTTTTTCAAAATCTTATATCTAGTAGTGAAGGTGCTGTTACTACTGGGGCACCCTCACCCTTCGCAGCACGAGGACTATCTTCTGGTTCGCGCCTGATTGGTAGCCTCTTAACGTCAGGTCGCACATCTCCTGAACCGATAGTAATTAATCAGGTACTCTCGCAAGGATTTGGGTCATATCTGAAAGATATACTTCCTGCCGATGTTGCGATAGCTGCAGGAGCATTTGGTGCAACGATGAGACAGATACGAAATGTATCTGCTATCCCTATTGAAAAGTTTGCGCAAGTAGTTAGTAATATTGAAACAACAAAAGACTTATCGGTAAATGGAACAAGCGTTCCAGTTGATGCTGATCTGGCAAATAATTCTCTCTCGTTGATTGCTTTGGGCAGCGGCCCGCATGGTACATACACCATGTCTAACTTTCTCGGTTGTATGTCGGGCTTACCGTATGATTGGAAAACAATTCAGAGTCTTATCATTGCGTTACAGACACCTGCGCTATCCAGCATATATAGTGCGATATACGCCAGATTGATATCGGGTATTGTGTTGGATATTGATTCAGACATACAGACATTGATTAACTCAGCAAACGCAGAGATAGCAGCTATTAAAGCTGCTCAAACTACTAAGTCAACTCAATTAAACACACTGTGGAATATTACAGGTACGCAATTGACAATAGAACAGCGTGCCAGAGTTAACGGGTTACCTGAACTACCTTCCCCGCGTGTAACCACTATGTCAACTTTTCCTACTATTCAATATTCTTTTGTGGATCAAATAGTACGATACGCAAAGAATACTGAGCCACATATGTATGCTCAGACTCTTGAAGCTATATCTGATCTTACTGGTATAGGTGGACAGAGTATAGTTGGGATGATGCGTGAAGCACGAAATACTGCTACACTAATGGCAGCAGGTATTACATTAGACAATAATATTCCGGATTCCTTGTCTGTAACTGACCAAACTTCGCTAATAGCAAATGGTACTATACAGGCTGCTGTTTCAGGTACTGGTATACCCGGTACCGGTATGCCGGTCTCTGGCATACTTGATGGGCTAGAACTTACTATCCCTGCAATATTAGCACAGACTGACAGTACAGGGTCTCTACTAGTTCCCGCGCAATATGGAGTGTATGATCCAACAACAAATTCATATACTCTAACTAATCCACTTTTTGGTGGAATAGGACAGCCAGTTGACACTGGCTCAGTAAGTGAACCGGGTAGCTTTGCTGGTTCACTATATCAGGGACTACTTCCCCCTGAATTAAATGTTATATACACTTCTGGTGTATTATTACCGGCAACACCTACTATACAATCAGCAATAGACGAAGTAGTCGCTTGTAACTGTGATTGTTGGCAAGCTGTTTAGCACTCATCTCAGTTGTCGGTAAATTAACCTGTAGTAATACAGGTCTATTATAGGAGATCCTATGTCTAATTTGACATCGCAGATTAATAACCTGCTAAAATTTAACATCAGTATTATGATACTAGTATTTGGATTGTGTTTAACATTCACGCAGTCCAGATATACTATGTTTTCACCAACTGGTGAAGAAAGATCAATACCTACTATTAATGTAGACGCTTCTCAGTTAGCATGTATGGCTAAGAACATTTTTTATGAAGCAGGTGGCGAAACTATTCTGGGACAAGCAGCAGTTGCCAGAGTTGTTCTAAATCGTGTATATCATGGATTTGCTAAAACACCCTGCGCTGTTATCCATCAAGCTACTATAGTAGACAAAGTTAATACTATGTCGGGTGAGACAGAGCAAGTAAAAGTGTGTCAGTTTAGTTGGGTATGTGAGAGCAAAGAAGAACCTAATAAAAATAATCCTAAGTACATACAAGCTAAAGCAGTTGCTTACGAGGTATTAATTAACGACAAATATAAAGAAGTTGTGCCACGATCTACTCTATTCTTTCATAATTTACAATCAGTCCCGGGATGGACATACAGACAAGTTGCTAAAATAGGAAATCATATTTTCTATTCTAAAAAAGAAAATGTCAAACGTCCACTTGACACTTAAATACACTATACATAAGGAAATTAATGAGTTATCTATTCACATCAGAGTCAGTAAGCGAAGGTCACCCAGATAAAGTAGCAGATGCTATTAGTGACTCAGTATTAGATTTAGTAATGACAGCGCAAAATCCAGCATTACGCTGCGCCTGTGAAACATTAGTCACTACAAACAGAGTTGTAGTTGCTGGCGAATTCAAGGGTGAATTACCTACTGACAGTGTTGATACAGCGATACGCAAAGTAATCAAAGACATCGGGTATGAACAATCAGGTTTTGATTGGCGCACAGTAGAAATTACTAATCTATTACACGGACAGAGTGCTGATATTGCTATGGGCACTGATAACTTTGGCGCCGGCGACCAGGGTCTAATGTTTGGATATGCGTGTAATGAAACTGCGGATTATATGCCAAGTGCTATTTACTGGAGTCATAAAATCGTAGAAGCTTTAACTCGTGTACGCAAGAGTGGTGCTATGGAATGGCTAGGACCTGATGCCAAGAGTCAAGTAACTTTTGAGTATGATGATAATGGTGTACCAAAGCGAATTGCTAAGGTAGTTTGCTCTACTCAACATAGTGAAGATGCTCCCATTGATTTAGTCAGAGTTTCAATTGAGCATCTTATTCGTGAAGTATTGCCTGCTAACTTAGTAGATAGTGCGACTGAGTTTCACATTAACCCAACTGGCCGATTCGTCATCGGCGGACCAGATGGTGACACTGGTCTTACTGGTCGTAAAATCATTGTTGACACATACGGCGGATCTTGCCCGCACGGCGGCGGTGCATTCTCTGGTAAAGATCCAACTAAAGTGGACCGTTCTGCTGCGTACATGATGCGTTACCTTGCTAAGAACATCGTGGCAAGCGGTAAAGCAGATTGGTCAACTGTACAAATCAGCTACGCCATTGGATTGAAAGACCCGATGAGCTTCTATGTCGAATGTGCTGATGCCCAACAAGGCAGAGACTTGACGAAGTGGATACGT